CGAGCAAGGCAAGAATGTACCACCTCTGCATCCATATTGCCGAAGTACGATTGTTCCGGTTGTGGACGGATTTGAACCAAAAGAGCGTAGTATGCGCGATGGTGTGACGGATGAGACCAGACTGGTTGAGAATACGAACTATTACGAATGGCAAAAAGAGCATGGCATTACTCAGGAAATGTCGCGTATCACGAGAAGCGGATTGAAACCGGTACTCGGCAAGAACAACTTGGATGCTATTGGTGTGAAGCAAGGCCCACCAATGACTCAAACGGAAGCCATGAAGGGTGCGAACCCACGCTATAACCTAGATCGTTCTTATAAAATTAATTGTCAGCGCTGCGTTCCGACTTACGAGATGCGCAGGCGTGGTTATGACGTGGTCGCTAATCCGAACAATGGCGGCAAGTCATTGATGGGTAAGGAATTCTTCGTAGATCCAAAGACGAAAGATTTCCCGAAGGTTTCGCCAAATATCACATCTGGAAGCAAGTTTCTTAATACGCTCAAGAAACAGCCAGACGGACGTTATGCAGTACTCAATAAGTGGAAGGGCTCACGCTATGGCCACACATGGGTTGCCGAAGTCAAGAATGGAAAGGTCAAGTTTATTGATCCGCAACCCGGCAAGACTGTAAGCATTGAGGAATACTTGGGCCATTCTGAACGTTTGGCATTCTACCGGATGGATAACATGCAGATAAGTGGCAATGATGATATAATTAAGATATTCATGCGAGGTAAAAAATGAATAGAGTTGAAGCGGAAAAGGTGCTGAAAAAGGCGGTAAGGACTATGGACCTGCCGACTGGCCGGCTTTACCTGCAATTAATCGATGAAGATAAGAACAACTACTATTACGATGTTTGTGTAATTCCCGATAATGCCCGGATTGACTGGAAAACCAACCAGCAAATCGCGGACAAATACGCAATCAGTCCACCATGGTATGTGAACAAGAAGTCCGGCGATGCTGGCATTAATTGGGGGATGCCAGAAAATTAGGCTTGTTTGTTTGGATATGGTATAATAATCGTAAGACTAATTGCACTCACAGGCGACTGTGGGTGCTTTTTGTTATTTAATCAATTAACTCGTGGCGACACGTAAAAATCGGAGGTAATATGGCTGACGAAGCTAACAACTCAACATCAGAAGGCACAACCAATGCTGCCGGTGCCAACGAAACTGACGTAAAAGACACCAAAGGTGGCAAGACTTTTACCCAAGAACAACTCGGGCAGAAACTCTCAGAGGAACGCAAGAAATTGCGAGAGGAATTTGAGAAAGAGAAAGCCAACGCACTCGCAACCGAAAAGGCTGAGTGGGAACGCCAATCTAAATTGACCGAGGAGCAAAGGGCGAAAGAGGCTCAGGAAGCTCAACGTAAAGAGCTTGAGAAACGCGAACACGACATTACGATGCGTGAACGCCGGTCTGAGGCGATTGAAAAGCTGAATGAGAAAGGTATCTCAACCAAACTCGTAGACTTTGTAGTAGATGCCGACTCGGATAAAACCGACCAAAATATCGAGGTTTTGGAGAAAGAGTTTAACAAGGCAGTTGAGGAAGGTATCAAAGCCAAACTCGCTGGCAGAACTCCGACTGACAAAGGCTCGACAACCACAAGTGGCAAAACCACTGAAGGCTCGGCCAGTAATGGAATTATTTCCAAAGATGGTTATAGAGCATTTTAATAATTTAGAAAGGTATTAAAATGGCACGAACTGATGCTTTATCTATCCTTGCTTCACAAGATACCAAGGATAAACTCATCGAACTCGGTGGCAAACTCATCGAGTCTATCCAGAAAAATGCTGTTTCTTCTTACCTGAAGAATACTGACTATTCTGGTGATCCTACAACCGGTTCTGTTGAAATCAACCGCTTTGCTAACGCTTCGGTAGATGCTTACGGAACTGCACGCGCAGCTGGTAAAGGCAATGCGTTGATGAACTCTGGTAAGGTTACTATCAACCTCGACCAAGACAAAGAGATCACAACCGAAATCGAATTCAAAGATATTAAACTCTTTGGTATCACCGGTTTGCTCGACAGAAGGACTGCTAACCACGACAAGAGAGCTATTGCTCACCTTGACCGCGCTTTCTTCGCTTGCGCAGAAGCTGCAGGTACCGAGGTTACGACCAGCTCCACCGAATATATCGACATCGTAGACGAGATGATTGCTAACGCTGAGTCCACTGTCAACGATTTCGTAGACGGTGTGGACCGCGAAGATCTAGCTTTGGCTATCAAACCAACCGTATTCAATGCACTACGCAAGTACATTGACAAGATTGACGGTGGTTCTGAAAGTGGCGCTGTGAACAAAATTCATGGTGTGGACGCTTACAGCAACTTCCGCCAGAATGCTGACATTGTCCTTATGTACAAGGGCGCTGTTGGCCAGCCGGTTGCTATTTCGGATTACACTGCGGAGAAAATCCCTCTATCCGAAAGCTTTGCTACCGAAACCTATCTCCACTACGGTACTAAGGCTGTTATGCCTGACCTCATCTGGACCTACGGTGGCGATGAAAGTGGCGAAAGCTAATAGGAGGTAAAGAATATGTACGCTTACGATACGTTCACACTCGAGGTGACAAATGCGACTAAGGAAATTAATCATGCTGCGGCTGAAGATGAAACACTTCTCAAAAGCGTGTGTGAAGAAATTACTGACCGTATTTCGCTCTACCTAAACTTACCAGCAAACACAAATGCAAAATGCTTTGACCGTAGGCTCGTAAGGATTGCTGCACGTATCGTGAGCGGCATCTTTACCCAAACCCAAGCCAATATCGAGGGAGATAATGACGATACCGAAGTCAAGTCTCTATCAGATAACGGTCAATCCATTACGTACGGAGAGAAAACCAAGAATTACTTGGCCTCCGCAACGGATGGTGAATTGTTTGGTGGATTTGCCGAATTACTAAAACCATTTAGGAGAGTCCATGTTGTTCCCAGATAGCGCAAAAGCTAAAATCAAAGACGCGTTTTACGATAAAACGATTGAGATTTTAGACGCTACGGAGAATGTGGATGCCGAAGGTGGAATAGTAAAGAATATGACAACCATCAAAGGCACATTCAAAGGTAATATTCGGTTCAACGCACTTGGCGAACTACAGACGGAATTAGGCCTTACGCAGAATATTGACATTGCGATTTCTTGCCCGACTGATACTGAGGTTGAGGTAGGCGATCTATTGCGATACTCTAGCGTTACCTATCTTGTGACTGACTCGCTGCCAAGAGACTCTCATAAATACATTATGGGTACGAAATGGCGCGCGGATTAACGATCAAGTTAAAGGGTGTCGAAAGCATCCAAAAGCATTTCGCAAAGATTGCCAATCCAACAAAGGTGCGTGAAGCCGTAGTGAATAGCACTGCAATAGTGTTATCCTCTGCGAAGCATTACGTTCCGGTTGGACGAGAAGGCGGTGGAGGTCTCCGTAACTCAATCCACATGACGGTTGAGGAGAATGGAGACAGCATTGCTGGTAAGGTCTTTGCAGGCGGTGGCCACGCTATGTATGTAGAATTTGGCACAGGTGTAGTTGGAGAGGCCTCAAACTATCCGAGAGCAGCCGAATTGGGCTTGAAATACGCTCAATACAGCTGGACTTATACTCCGGATGGTGGCGAACACTTCTACACAACCAAAGGCTACCGAGCGAGACCGTTCATGTATCCGGCGTTAAACCAGAATAAAGCCCAGATTAAGAAGCTAATTACTAATGCATTAAGAGAAGGTATCAAAAGATGACTTACAATCCTAAACCTGAAATCTACGCCAAGCTGAAAAGCTTGGGCTATACCTGCATTCAAGGCAGTCAGGAGACGTTTGCAAAGGTTCCGGCGATTACTTTCACGCTAGGCAGCAAATCGGCTCGCTATGAGCTAGACAAAAAGCCGAGCGTCTATGATGTGGAGGTAGTAGTGGATGTGTGGGCGAATGATAGTGTTACCGCGAGTGGCATTGTTGACGAGGTAGAGGCCGCAATGCTCGATATTGATTATCTACTGACATTTTCCACAGATGTTCCTGCACCTGATGGATGTTTGTATCACACTAACTTACGATTTAGTGCGATTAAAGAACCTAATTAATAGAAAGGAATAACTATGGCTGGAAAGCTTACTATGGGTACATCCCTTACGATGACCAAGGCTGGTTCTGAAGCTACGGATACCGTAATTAAGTCACTCACCTCCATCGGATCTGTGTCTGGCGAGGGCGATGAAATTGATGTAACTACTCTCGACTCTCCTAATGGTGCCAAAGAGTATATCCAAGGCGCTGTTGACTGGGGTACGGTAGACATTGAAGGCAATGTTACGGACGGCGATCAGCTCGCTGCACTTCGCACTGTCTTTGACTCGAAAAAGACTCGCGAATGGACGATTGAAACCCCGGCTGGTCATCAAATCGTATTTGACGCGTTTATCCAAACCTTTGAATACGGTGAAAAGACTACCGATGGTCTTGATACATTCTCACTCACTCTACGCGTGAGCGGCGATGTAACCTTCACCCCCGGCAGCGAAAGCTAAACCCTAGGGGAGAGGGTAATCTCCCCACCTTATCAATTTAAGCGAGGAAATAATATGGATACCAAACCAACTTTAACCTATACAGCTAGCAGAATTGCACTTGCAGAACGCGAACTCAAGATGAATTTCTTTGACGAGCTACCCTTGCTCGCGAGAAAGCCATCTATGTCCGGCTTGCTATTCTTATTCAAGGCCGGTGGAGGCACTGATACACAGTTTGACGAGTGTTTCAAAAAGGGTGCCGATGAGGTTATGGTCGTTATTATGGAAGGTTTGGAAGCTGGCGGTTTTTTACCGAAAGAAGCCGTAGACGAAGTAAAGAAGGCAATGGCGGAAATCAAGGAAAGCCAAGAAACTTCACAGACTTCTGGCGAAGCAACCAAAAAGTAGCGTTTAAGATTGGACTCCATATTAGAGAATACTGGGATTTAACTCTCGGCGAATTTTACGATTGTATAGATGGATACGATGACCGCCTATTAGACATTGACGGATTGAACCTATATCTTGGCAATTATGTCGCGCTTGGAGTAAACAACCCAAAGAAGATGCCAAAGGAACCTTTGATGTTGAAGAAGCTTGGCAGAGACAAGACGATTATGACATCGGACGGCGAACTTGACGCTTTCATAGTTGCGATGGCCAAAAAAGGAGGAAAATAAATGGCAATAACTACCGTAGACGAATTACAAGTAGTAATTGGCGCAAATTCTGACGATTTCCAAGATGGATTGCAGAAAACCCAGAAGCAGCTTAATGCTTTTTCAAAGAGTTTCGATGGGATTAGCGCTGGGATGGCAACTGCAGCCGTTGCAGCTGGTAATCTTATTGCGAAGGCCGTTGAAAAAGTAGTATCTACTATCTCCTCCAACATTGACTACGCTGTAAGGCGTTTGGACTCGCTCAACCGTTTCCCAATCGTAATGCAGAACCTCGGCATTAGCACAGAGGACGCATCCAATGCGATCAACAGCTTATCTGAATATACCGTCAACTTGCCTACAACCCTAAATGACGCGGCAGAAAAGGTACAATACTTTACTTCTGCGACCAATAACGTATGGCAATCAATCAAGATATTCGAGGCGTTGAATGACGCGATTGTTTCCGGTGCTCAGACTGCAGAGGTGCAAAGCACAGCGCTTTATCAGTGGTCACAGGCAATAGTTCGTGGCTCATTCGATATTGAGCGTGAGTTTAACGCAATGGTCGTGGCTAACGCGAAGGCAGTCAATGAAATCTCTGAACGATTACTCGGCACTGGCAAGAACTTCAACGACTTATGGGAAGCATTGAAGAACGGAACAGTCACAACCTACGACATGGTGAACGCCATGGTTTATTTGGACGAACATGGTGTCGGAGGATTGGAGAGCTGGAGCAAGCGTGCAATGAACTCTGTGGCCGGTATTGATACGGCAATTACGAGGTTCAAAACGAACTTAGGTAAGGCAGTCGCAGTTGTAGCGAGCGAAATCGGCTGGAAGAATATCTACACCTTCATCAACAATGTAGGTGACGCGATCTACAAAGCTGGTACTTATGTGGCAGCATTCACTCGTATATTAAAGGAAGCATTCGCATGGGTTTCTGCCCTATTTGGCGGCGGTTCGGGCTCTACGGCTGATATTGTCAAAGAGACTGGTTCGGCTGCAAGTAATACCGCTTCAATGGCTTCAGGCGCTGCAGACACAGCTGAAGGCATTAGTGACGCGGCTGGAGCGGCCAAGAAGCTCAAT